TACACGACGCTCAGGGAGCAGTCTTGCATGGCCATTGTTGAGCGCATCACGGGGCAGAGCGACCAGAACATGGGACGCGCGATCGACAGGCCGAACGCGCCGCGCACCGCGCGCGGGCAGATCGCGCTTCTCGAAGAGGGCAACATCCGCGCGTCGCTGGATGTGGAAGTGCTGCGCGAGGACTTCGGCGTGATCCTGAGCCGCGTCTGGCAGCTTGACGCCGAGTTCTGCGACGACAGCGAATTCTTCCGCGTGACTGAGGAGGAGGCCGGAGGCCTGTTCGAGACGAGTCAGGGCGGCGCGCGCATGACATCGCAAGAGCGAGGCGGCCGATACGATTTCAGCGTCAAGTTCGCGACGAGCGTGTATTCGAAGGAGGCCGAGAAGGAGCGCCAGCTTGCGCTTTATCAACTCGACCTCGCGAATCCGCTGATCGCGACGAATCCGCGGGCGCTGTGGATGATCACGAACAAGGTGCACTCGGCGATGGGGGACGCCAACTTCTCCGACCTGGTGCCCGAGCCGCCGGATCTTGGCATGCCGAAGAACCCGCGCGAGGAATGGACGCTGATCCTACAGGGCGAAGAGGTGAACGTCAACCCCGGCGACAACGACAAGCTGCACATGCTCGACCACCTGCGGCGATTGAAGGAGGAACAGAAGGCGTCCGAGCCTGACCAGCAGGCTATTGAGGGGCTGATCGGGCACATCCGCGATCACCAGCAGCAGGAGCGGCAGAAGGCGCTGATGCAGTCGATGGTTCAGTCGCTGGCGCAGAGTCTCGCCGGTAACAACGAACAGACCGGCGGGCTTACGATGCAGCGGCCCGGCGTGCCCCTGAGCCTGTTTGGGCTTCAGGACACGCTTCAGCAGTTGTACCAGCCGCAGCAGGGCGCACCTGGTGGGCCAGGGGCGGGTGGTGGAGTTGCTCCGACCGCCGGTCCCGCGCCTGCCGGAGGAATGCAGCAGTGAAGCTCGCCCAAGTCGAAGACGCGATCGACAGTGAGCACCTCGTACAGGTGATGCAGTCGCGCGGCTACGCGTTCATCAGCCAGCGGATGAGCGAGATGCGCGACCAGAAGTTGCGCGAGTTGGTGCAGCCGAGCGGGCCGGAGCGTACGGCTGAGTTGCGCGGCTGGATACAGGCAATCGAGACGTGCCTCAGGGTGCCCGAGATCCTGAAGGCCGAGTTCAAGGAGAAGGAGAAGCATGAGCGAACGTAAAACTGTACTTTTGACTATTCCGCGCGAGCAGATGGCCCAAGCACTTGGACTTCCGGCCTCCGCGCGGTTGTCGAGTTTTGGTGGATACAACTACAACAGCGACTCCTACCAATTTCGTGTCTCCCACCGAATTCTTCCCGGCGGCGGTGAACTGGAACATGTCCCAAGCATGTCATTGAGCGAAGTGCTGGCGTGCTTTGACCTCCCCAACCGAATTCCGGCTGAAGAAGGGAAACTACCCGATGCAAGGCCTATGTTGGGCTCGATCGTTGAGGTGATTTTTGAAAACTCCGGGGACAAGTTCCGCGGTTTAGTGCTGCGCGTTACTTCCGAATATATGGATGTGCAGGTGTTTCCACTAGCTGGAATGACCATCCATTCGGCTGTTTCCCGCATCCTGCTCAAGGACTTCGGAAAGAAATGGCGCTTTCCAAAGGACTAGGCATGGCCACCGCGCTCCCGGTCCTGAAGATCCGCTGCCACTACTGCTCTCGCAATCGCTCGCCGCACGAGATCATCCCCATTGGAACCGGCGGCGCCGTGATGTGTTTCCACTGCTACGAGTGGCACCAGCACGCGCTCAGGGCATTCCAGGGCCAACCGCCGCCCGGCTGCCAAGAGTGTGGCCTCACCTTCGCCCAGTTATCAGATTTGACGCCCGGCGTCGATATACGGATGTGCGTGGTACCGAAAGACGGCCTGTATCAGGTTCTATGTAAGTCGTGCAGCGATGCCTACGTCCGAAAACGTGTTGATCTCTTCGGAGACACCCAGTTCGGATGGCAACAGAAGCTGAAGGGGGCGAAGTAACTGGATGGGCGGATTCGCAAACGTAGCGGATAAGGAAGTTCTGGACAACGCCGGTGACCGTGCGGCGACCAACGCCAGCGCCAACGACGGCAAGGGCGATGCCGGAAAAGGCGACGGTGGTAAGGACGTGCATGCGGAGATTCGCGAGCTTCGTGAGCAACTGAAGCAGCGCGAAAAACTGCTCTCGGAAGTGAGCGCGTCCGAGCGGCATTGGTACCAGCAGGCAACATCTTCGGGAAAGAAGCAGGAGCCGGAAGAGCGCGAGCCGGAAGAGCGCGAGTTGGAAATCAAGGACGACTCGCCCGAGCGATTGGTCGAAGAACTGTCCACCGCCGGGATCAAGGCGCTCGAAAAGCGCGGCGTGATCACGCGCAAAGAGGCCCGCGAACTGGTCCGCACCGAAGCCGCGAAGATCGCGAAGCAGATCGCGAAGGATGTTGTGAGCACCGAGCGCGTGGCGATCTCGCGAGACGCTGAACTGATGCAGGAGTACCCGGAGTTGCGCGACCAGAGTTCGCCGCTGTTTCAGAAGGCCGGAGAGATCTTCCGCGCGATGGTGGAGCGCAACCCCGACGCAGCCAAGGACGGAGAATCGCTACTGCGCGCGGCCAGGGAGGCGAAATTGCTGCTGAGGATCGAAGCGCTCGAAAGTGGACGCCGGGAAAATGCCGACGACCGCGACGCGCGCATCCGGGCGCAGGGAGATCGCGGGCGCCGCAGCGGCGATTCGTTCAGCGACGATCAAGACGACGACCGCATGACGCCGCGTCAGAAGGCAATCGCTGCGGCGATGGGTGTCTCGGACGAAGACTACATGAGAACGGCGCGCGCGGGCATCAACGTGAGCCGTCGTACTGCCGGAGGGCGCCGCTAATGCCGCGTTGGCCGAAGAAACAGCCTGGCGAGAAGGCCCCGATGTCGCATGGTGTCGGAGAATCGAAGCCCTTCATCGCGCCGGCCGGGACGTTCCCGGAAAACAAGATTCTGGATTGCCACGTAGGCGGCGTACTGGTGCGCGATCTGCCTGTGGAAATTCAAGGCCGAATTCTGTACCGGCAAACGGACGAAGGTATCGCCGAGTTAAACGAGGGCAAGGTCGAACGTCGAGCCAGTGTCATCAGTGACCCGCTCGACAAGATCATCAACGCCCCGTCCGACCTCGAACCGTGGGAAGCGCAGGACCCGATGAAGGAGTTGGCGCAGCGTTACGTGCCGCCGGACATGAGCCCGAAGTTTTTGGATCCGGGCAAGTGCGACAAAGACGGCATGCGCGGCTTCGAAGTCGTGAAGGACCAGCGCGGAGATCCGGTAAAGCTCGGCACGCTCATGTTGGGGCAGATGCCCAGGGAGCGCGCCAGACGGCGCAACGCGGCCTACCAGCAGAAGGCGGCCGACGATGCGCGTGAGATTCACGAAGAGTTCCAGGTGAAGCAGGAGCGCCTGTTAGGTGACGCAGGATTGCGTCCTGGTGAGGTGCTCCACGACGTTCGCGGCCCCGAAAGCGGCGTCATTGGTCTTCACTCCGAAAGGGGGCAGTAATGCCAATCCCAATTCTAGGAGTTAAGACCCAATGTCGAATGTCGACAATCCCCACGGGCTGCGTTCGCTCATGCGAACGTTGTCCGGCGGGCTCCCCTTAATCGAGGAGTTCGACAAAGCAGTCGGTTACGGAACGGCGATCTTCATGAACGACGCCGTCAACCGCGCGGCGGATAACTCGATCGAGGCGTCCGCAACCCCCGGCACGACGCTGTACAGCGGCGTTTCCCTCAACTACGGTGCCGCCAGCACCGCAACCAAGCACCAAGTTATTGTCTCTCCTGACGCGCTGTTCGAGGCGCAGGCCGATGGGTCTCTCGCGCTGGCCGACATGGGCCTCAACGCGAATCTGATCCTGGGCGCCGGCAGCACGACAACCCTTCAGAGCGGACACGAGATCAACTCGGCCACCGAAGCGGTGACGGCATCGTTGGACGTTCACCTGCTCCATAAGCTGAACGTTCCCGACAACGATTACGGCGACTACGTGCGCGTCGAGATCGTGTTCAACAAGCACCGGATGAACTCCGTGGCGGTGGGCGTCTAGCCCTTAAGGACAGAGGAGAAAACCAACCATGATGCTGCGAACTCAGTTCACTGACCTCTTCCTGGAGGACATGCTCCCGGCGCTGGAGACGGTCATCTGGAACCGCTACAATCGGCTCCCGCCGCAATTCACCAAGATCTTCAACGTGAAAAGATCGACCAAGCCCATCGAGCAAACGACTCAGTTGAGCGGGCTCGGCCTGTTCACGCAACTCTCCGAAGCCGGCAGCGTGCGTTTCGATGAACCCGTTCAAGGGTTCGACAAGACGTACAAACACTCCCGGTTGGGCCTGGGCTTCCGAGCCTCCAGCGACCTGGTGGAGGACGATCGCTTCGGCCTAATCGCGAAAATGGGCGTCGAATTGGGGCGCTCCGCGAAAGAGACCGTTGAGATCGACGCAGCCAGCCACTTCAACTACGCGTTCTCGGGCTCGTACTTGGGCCCGGACGGCGTCTGCCTGTGCAGCGCGTCGCACCCGCTGGTAAAGGTCGGCGGCGTTCAGTCCAACGTTCTGTCGGTGGCCGCGGATCTGTCGGTCACGTCGTTGCAGTTGGCGTTGTCGCAGTACCGCAAGATGAAGGATTCGAGCGGTAAGCGCATTCGCGTGCCCGTCGACAAGCTGGTTGTGCATCCCGACAACGAGTGGAAGGCGTCCGAGATCCTCAGCGGCACGAAGCGCAGTGACACCGCGAACAACACGGAGAACGCTTTCCGCAACCGCGACGAAGCGTACGGCTCGTTCAGCAAGTGGATGGTCTGGGACTACCTGACTGATCCCGACGCGTGGTTCCTGTGCGCGTCGCCCGAAGACACGGAGTTGCGCTTCTACTGGCGCAAGGAGCCGTACACCGTCCACGACGTGGACTTCGACAGCCAGAGCGTGAAGACGGCGATGTTCTACCGATGCGCGCACGGCTGGAGTGATTTCTACGGCGTCGTCGGAACGCCGGGAGCCGACGCGTAGCACCTGACGATCGGGAGGTGGCTAGCTACCGGCTACCTCCCGATTCTTGAGGAGACCATCCTATGGACAGCCAGCCCGCAAGATTCGATAACGTCGATGTCGCCGGTGAATTGAACGTCGAAGGGAACCTCGACATCACCGGCGAACTCGGCATTTCCGGCGGGACTGCGACGGCAACGTCCGGCGCGGCGACGCTGAACGAACAGTCCGGCAAGGTAACCAGCGAGTCGCTCACGACGGCCGCAGGGGCAACCTACACACTGACCCTTACCAACTCGAAGGTCGCCGCCACGTCACTTGTGTTCGCGAACGCGTACCTGGGAACAGCGAGCACCGGTGTTCCCCAGGTCGTGAAGTGCACGCCCGCCGCCGGATCCGTCGCAATCGTCGTGAAGAACATCGACGGCGCCGCGGCGCTGAACGGAACAATCAAAATCGACTTCCTGGTGCTCAACTAGCGCGGGCGCCTTCATGCAATAGCTGAGGGGCCCGCCGCAACGGGTCCCTCCAGCGGAGAAAGCGATGAAATTCAAACTTCAGCCCACAGTCACGAAGGCCGCGAGCGCCAGCGGGGATATTCTCTCGCTGAGCGGGCAGGAGAAGTTCACCGAGATCATAGCGACGCTGGATGTCGAGTCGGCCGAGCGCGACAGTTCCGACGAGACGTACGACATCTACGTCACGACCGGAGACGGCGTGAGTTGGTGGGACGTGATCCACTTCCCGCAGATCCTCAGCACCGGTGCCAAGCGTTACACGGCGCGCGTCTTCACGCAATGCCGCCCGGAGAACGTAACGACGGCCACGCCAGGCGTTGCCGCGAATGATCCGGCCACGTTGGCCACCGTCACAGCGGGATCAGGCAATGGCATCAAGACGCTGGCGGCCGGCTCGGTTCGGCACGGCCCGGTAGGGGATCGCTTTTCGAGCGAATTGGTGGTGGCGGGCACCGTGGCCACCGGGATCAAGTACTCGATCACGCTGTCGCTGCGATAGGGGGCCTGAATGATCAGCACCATCGTAACCGCTGGGTTCGGGCAGTTTGGATCCACAGCGATGGTGTTCACTCGTGGGTTCTCCACAGGAGCGGCTCCGGAATCGCTGAACGCGATCTTCCGTGATTCCGAGCAAGGCGTAGCAGACGTGTTTAGGGCCAGTACTCAGGGCGCAAGCCCCGTGTTTCGCGTTGCTGGTGCATCGTCCGGGAGCATTTTCCGATGACCTATGGCGAGATTCGTTACCGGCTCAACAAGATCGTTGGAGGTGTAGACCACGACATCCTGGACGGGTACATCCAGGATCGCTACAAGGAAATCCTGGACCGAATCCCGTGGGCGCGGTTGGAGTCTCGCAGCGTCTTGCAGACCGTCGCAGAATACAACACCGGCACGGTGACCGTCACAAACGGGTCGACCACGATCCTCGGATCAGGGACAACTTGGACGACCGAGATGTCGGGCCGGATGATCCGTATCTCGTCGGAGAGCGAGTACTACGAGTTCACGCGAACGAGCGAAACGGCTGGCACGTTGGACCGTCCTTACGAGGGCGAGACGGCGAGCGCGCTGGCATACCAGATCAACGCGTCGATCTACACGCTGCCGAGTGACCTTCGCATTCTGAACGGGATGTCTTCGTTTTCGCTCGGGGATGAACTTGTCAAAAAGTCCCTGGGAGAGTTGCGGGAAATGGCGCCGCGGCGCGACCAGTACGGGAGTCCGCAGTTCTACGCGATCTATCCCGATCAAGGCAGCGACCCGCCACTGTCTCAAGTCGAACTGTATCCCATCCCCACGAACGTTGAATCGCTCCCTTACGAGTACACAGCCGACCAGGACGCACCGAGCGCGGCAAGCACGAGCCTGCTCCCGTGGATGCGGCCGGCGGCGCTGATTGCAGGTGTACGCGCTGAGTTGTCGGACGACCTGGCCGTAAAGCAGTACTGGGAGGCGCGGTTCACCAAACTCGTCGCGGACATGGTGATTGACGCGGCGCGGCGGGCGGGGCCCGTTCCCATAAAGATGGACAAACGTTACACGCGGCATCGCGTCCGGCGATGGGCGGAATGATCGATGACCTACGGCGAGATCCAATCCCGCGTACTGGAGAGGGTAGGCGAAGGCGCGACTCCGGTGTACTACACCGCGGCGAAGGTATTGTCGGCAGTCAATGAGGCGCAGCGCTTCTTCTGCCTGCTGACGTTGTGTCTGGAGAAGGCTGGGACGCTGCCTCTCACTGCCTCCACGTCGTTTTACCACCTGCAGGACACGTTTTCGGATTTCCTGGTGCCCCTGCGCGTGCAGATCGCGAGCACTGGCGCTCGGGTGCGACCTTGCATGCTCTCTGACTTGCGCGCGCTGAATCCAGCTTGGCAGAGCGTACCTGGAACGCCGGAGAAGTACGTGTTTCAGGGCTTCGATTTCCTGGGGTTGTATCCGCGTCCGGCCGCAGTTGGAACGAGCCTCACCGTGACCTACGCGCACATGCCGGCGCGGATGACATCGAGTTCCAACACTCCGGAAATTCCAGAGGCTTGCCACAACGCATTGGTCAAGTACGCCGTGTACCGGCTGCGTTTGCAGGAGGGCGGGCAGGAGTTCATCAAGGTTCTGCCGCTGTTCAAGGAGTTCATGCAAGCCGCGGCGAAGGAGGCCGAGTACGTGCGGGCGCGCCGGGCGTCTGCCGACTACGACATGCAGCCGTTCGAGGTTGCCAAGTTACTGGAGGCGTCTGATGGCGAATGAGATCGACGTTAGCGCCGTGATCGACCGCCTGCTGCCGGACCTGAACGCGGACGTGATGGCGGACTTGGCTTTCTGGACGGAGACGGACCTCTACAAGTATGCCGACGAGGGAGTGCAGCGCATCGCTCGCGCCTGCGGCGTTTATGTTGACCGAACGACGGCCACGATGGTGTCAGGCACAGCGGAATACG